GACTTGCCAAGGCGGTCGGCTGTCTTCTTATCGGTCCATGTCACGCCGTTTCCGAGAAGATACTGGTTGAGCTGCACCGTGAACTGGAACAGGTAGTTGCTTGACAGCTTGTAGTTTGCGCTGTAGTTGTCCGGTACTGCCTCGCCCGTCACTGTATAGAGCAACTTCTGAAACTCCACAATTGTTCTGTTCCGGTGCCTGAAATACTCGTCCGCCACAACCGCGTTCTGATACTCGTCAGACCGCTTGTGGCTGTTGATCGCGTTCATAACAAACTGAATAAGCTGTGATTCGCTCCCCGTTTCCTTTACTTCCAAATAGTCCTGATATGTGTACTGCATCAGTTTTTGGCTCCTTCACTAATTCCAAAGCGGCCTGTACGGTTCGTCTGATCCGTTACAAACCATTGTCTTTACAAAATATCTTGTGCTGTCCATCAAGTGATCGTTTACCTTAACCGGAGCATCTACGGGTGCTTTTTCATCCCAGACGTAGCCCTGGGCCTCGTCGTGCCAATTCTGCATGCGGCTTGCGATCTTGATCTTCCCGTTTTTCATGGCGCTTGCCGTGAGCCGTATGCCGTCCAGTACGTTGTTGTCCGCATGAATGACATTGAAAAGGCTTACCCTGCGTGCGGCTTCGATGAACGATGCCGCCGACGGGTCAACGATCACGTCCAGTACGTATTGACCGAACAGGCGCCCTTTCACCTGCTGGCGGCGCTCCCACTCCTTCACCGGCTGGCAGAAATCAACCAGGTCATTGATGTAGTCCTCGTCGGTTTTCTGCTGCCCCTCGGTGCGGCCCGAATAGTAATACTCGTCGGTACCGACCCACACATCGCCGTAGCGTGCCCACAGGATTCCCGCAAATGCGTTCATGGTTCCGTAGTCGATTGAGAGACACCATTCGTCGGGATCCACTTCCGGAACTGTGTCGACAATGGCATCCTCGAACATCGGGAAAATCAGACCTTCCGCCAGCGCCCACGCGCCGCGGATATACCGCTCGTAATAGACCGTTCCCGCATACTCTTTGCAAAGATTTCTGATCGTGCTTTTCGGCAGGAAAGGATTGTCGAAAATCGTGTATCTTTGGACGTACTTGTCAATGTCGTCGCGGTCTATAAATTTTTTGAGCCAATGGCCAGGGTATTCAGGGTTACAGGCCCCGTCGAACTTGCTGTATGGCTTATCGAGGCGCGATGCCAGCATTGTAAACACTTCGTGGTTCCACCTGGCGATCTCGTCACCATAGCAGTATTTGATAGACGAACCCTGAATCTTTGCGACCTGGCTGACCTTCTCAGCTCCGAGGCAGTAAACAGGCACACCGCAAACAAAAGCTATATTCCTGTTGTTTATCGTCCCGATAAGCTCACTCGTGTATATCTCCCGCATCGGTTGCAGCACGTTTCGCTCTATCGTTTCCTTTGAGACGCCCAGGATCACGTTCAGACCGGCTTTGTCTGACACAGCGCGGAGACGTTCCGGAATAATGTGTGCCACGTCTACATAAGACTTTCCCGACCTAACGGCTCCGACCTTCAAATTCCATCGGCTATTCGCCTTCAGGATGTACTCGTTCTGTTTCCTGCTGAATATCATCTTCTGTTATGTACTCCAACTCGCTGCCCTTGTCCGCGTTGTCCCTGGCCGCCTTCAGGATCGCGTCTAGCTTCTCTAGCGCCTCGCTGTTGGTCTGCTCGATCGAATCTCTCTGCCCGAGATAATTTTTGCCGAGGAAGATCGCCATTGCCGCGGACTTCTCCGAGAGCTTGAACTGATTTCTTCGCAACTTGATTTTTAAAGCCATTCCGCCGTTTTTGGCGTAATACTCTTTAAAATTGGATCCGAAGGTCCTTTTGCACCATCGAGATAGTGTGTCAACGTTCGCCACTTTTCCGTTTTCGTCGCGAAAGTACCAGCATATCTCTTCCTGAGTGCATCCAAGCCCTACAAGGTCAGTAAATGCTTTTTTATCAAATTCTTTTCTTGGTCTTCCTCTTGCCATGTTTAATCAAAAAACGATTCTGACATTTTGGCGGCATATATCCCATTTTTCTGGAACATAAAGCCGCCAAAACAAAACGCTTTTTCTCCTTTTTCGTCGCCCGTTCGCAAGTAATAAAGAAGTTCATTATTGTCGCGGTCAATATCTGCTGCGATCTCTTCTAACGACTCTCCATAATACGTAATCTGTCTTTCTACCCCACCCCAGGGATAAAAAAGATCAAGTTGCACTGTTTTGTTCAGCATCGGATAAGACCCCACTCCGCAAACTTCTCGAATCCGCCTTGTGCGTCAATATATGTTTTTGCAATGCGCACAATCTCCTCATACGGCCTTCCATCGATCGATTCATCACCGATCGCGCAGCAGAGCTCCACCGGCTCCCTTGTAGCCTGAGCCTTAAGCCAGACGTAAATGCTCACCGACACGTCGGCCTTGGAAAGGTCCTTTCCGTGAAGTCCGCCGCCAGTCACGCTCTGGCCCATGTCGCTGCCCAGCTTGCGGTTTGTGGCACCGGTGTCGACGCCGCAGCCTCCGGTCCAGGGGCCCAGGGGGTTTGTAATCGTTTCGTAGCCGCCAATGTCGACCGGCTTCTCCATGTGGCTCTGGCAAATAATTATTTTGCGGTCGTCGATGATGTACTTGCCGTCATACGGGTACTTCTCATAGATCGTTTTTGCGAGGAGCGCCAGCTTGTTCTCTTCATTGGTGACCGGCATGCCTTTGAAAATACCGTTGTCGCCGCAGCGGATTTTCCCTTCCTGGTTTTTCGCGAGGTGCTTGTCCTGCTTTGTTTCGAAGTAGTTTGTAAGGACAATGCCCGAACCGCCGACGATCCGGTTTACAGCATCTTCGACCTTGCATGCCTTGATATGCACGCTGGTTTCCGCGATGATGTGACACACCCCGTGGCCGATCATGACCTCGACTGCGATCTTCGGGTTTTCCTGGGCTGCATAGGCCAGGTCAACAACTGCGCCCGCGATGCGATCCGCCAATTTGTCTGGATGCGCTGGATTTACTTTTTCAAACATTATTATGTGCGTCCTCCTTGTTCAAAAGCTCAGCCTTCTGTCCGGTCAGCTTCTCAAATCTGTCAATGATCACGTCCACGTACCTGGGATCAAGCTCCATCAGGAAAGCATCCCGCCCGTCCTGCTCGCATGCGACCATCGTGGTTCCGCTTCCGCCAAACAAGTCCAAAACTGCGTCGCCCTTCTTGCTGCTGTTTTTGATCTGGTAGTCGAACAGCGGTACCGGCTTCATCGTCGGGTGAAGCTCTGACTTTGTCGGACGATCAAACTCCAGGAGCGTGGTCTGCTTTCTGTCGCTGTACCAATTGTGGCTTGCTCCGTCTTTCCAACCGTAGAGGCACGGCTCGTGCTTCCACTGGTAGTCCTGTCTGCCCATCACAAGAGTGTTCTTGGCCCAGATCAGGCATTGACGGACTTTCCATCCAATGTCGTGGCAGGCGCCGCGGAAGTTGTAGCCTTCCGAATCCGCGTGCCAAATGTAGAACGCCGCCCCTGGTTTCATCACCGTGTCTGCAGTAAGAAAAGCATCCCGAAGGAACTGCCTGAACTGCTTGTCCTCCATGTTGTCGTTCTGGATTTTCATTCCGGTACCGCCCTCATAGTCGACGTTGTACGGCGGATCCGTTAAGAGCAGATCTATCTTCCTTCCTCCGCAAAGGGCCTCCACGTCGGTGACGCTGGTGGAATCTCCGCACATCAGGCGGTGCCGCCCGAGCTTGTAAATATCGCCGCGTTTTGACTTTGGGTCCTCCGGAGGATTCGGATCATAATCGTCGTCATATACTTCCGGCTCTTCTTCTATGTTTTCAAGATCGAGATCAAATCCAAAGTCAAACCCATCAAAATCAAGGTCGTCCAGTTCCTCGGCCAGTTTCTCGAGGTCCCACGTGGCCTTTTCGCCCGTCTTGTTCGCGAGCAATCGGTACTTCTTTTTCTGTTCCTCCGTGAGTCCCGTGTACCGGATCACATCGGTTCCCGTGAATCCCTGCTGCCGCAGCGCCAGGAGCCGCGTGTGCCCGCTCAGGATAACGTTGTTCTCGTCTACCTCGATCGGGTCCAGGTCCCCGCACTGCCGTATGCTTTCCGCCACGTCGGGGACTGCTTCCTCGTTGTGGCGTGGATTGTTGCCATACGGGATCAGGTCTTCAATTTTTATCTGTATGAACTCTTTTTTTACCACTTATTCAGCGTCCTCCTGCCGCTTCTGCTCTGGTTTATGCCTTCACAGTTATTTTACTTTAATTCGTGCGGATTGCGCAATATCTGACGCCATTATACGCCACCAGGCGTTAAATTTTGCCCCTTTGTGGCAATAAAAAAAGGCCCTGCGGCCTTCTAACATCTTCTAACGTTCACAACGAGACACAGCCCGCTGCGGGGCTGTGCCTCTGTATTATTTCATCATGGCCCAGAAGATCGCGTGCCCGTCGTCGTAAAACATCGGGTCGCTGACCGCCTTGAGCCCGATCGTGCCCTCGCAGGAGGTGTCGTCGGTCAGGAACTCGTAAACCGCTCCGAAGTAGCTCGGCTTGCCAGGGCCGTTGTAGTAGTAGCCCGCCACCAGGATTCGGTCGTCGAACCGGAGCACCTTGCTCCATCGGCTTTCGAGGTCTTCCGGCGTGGTTGGGTTCGGCAGTCTGTACTTTCTCATTGCTTCGTTGATCGTCATGGTCTTTCCCTCCTTATGCTCTCTCGATGTCCACCAGCCAGCTTGCTCGCTTGTGGTACTCTCCTGTGGCCTTTTCGAGAACCTCGTGATCCTCTTCGATGTAGTGCAGGCCCTTGCCAACCTTGATCAGCCTGACCGCCTCGAAACCAGGAAGGTTCGTGCGGTAAACCTTGGCGTTTCTGCTCTCGCCGTCGTAGCTCTTGCCGTCCCATCCGTGGAAGGTGAAGCGGATGCTCTCGCGGGTCTTTGTGAAGTGCGCTTCGAATTCTGCTCTTGTGATCGTTGTGTTGTAGTTTCTAAGTTCCAGGCTGTTTCTCATCTCGTATGCGTTCATGGTTCGTCCTCCTTTGCGGGCCGTGGCCCTTTTTCGTTATGTGTATGTTCGCTCTAAAGCCCGCAGAAATCCACATAATTCGACTTATAAACCCACCAAAGATGTGCAAGAGAAATTGTCAGTTATTGACCTTTCTACAATCGTCCACACCGAGCACCACACCGAGGCTGCTTCCGTTGTCCCAGGCCACGTGGATCGTTCCAATGTCGTCGACCGCCTTGACCGTCCCGAGTGTCCCGATCGGTGGCGCCTGCGGGTCTTCCATCCGCAAAAGCTCCACCCGGCATCCACGCGGGAAACTGAGCCGCATGTTATCTATTGTTCTCTTGTTCATTTTCACTCCTCCTTGTATCTTCTATCCGATAGTTTTCATTGTCTGGCATCATCTGTTCCAATGCTTCTTTGTCGTCGCTGGCATACAAATCCCGCCATCGGTATGAGTAAACTGGCATCGAATGATTTCCGAGTATATTCGGCCTTGCTATCGTTTCTTTCACCTGCAGCCTGTATCTCATGCTTTACCCCTCCTTCTTTGCGGCGTCCCGCTTTGCCTTCTGCACTGCGCTGAATGCATCGGCCTTGTCCTTGGTTACAAATGCGGCTGATCCGGAGAGCCTTCTCAGCAGGACCTTCCGCATCCCTTTGTACTCGTTCCCGATGAAGCCAAGCCGGAGGAGAAAGCATCTGAATGCGTATTTCTCGTTCTCGACCTCGGCCTCCTTCGCGGTGACCCTCTTCGCTTCCCTGCTCATCTTGCAAAGGAGCGAAATGAATGTCGTGTAGGCTATGACCTCGTCCCTTTGGACAACCGCGTCCGGCAGCTCGTTCCACCAGGGGAACTCGACCGTCTGATCTTCTTCGTTAATGCGGAACCGGAGATCGTCGGCCCCCAGCGCCTTCTTGATGAGGCTCCCTTTTGCCTCGAGGAGCCTCGTAAGGTTCCCGACCCCGACCGCTGCCAGCGGGAGCGAAATGCAAAGCCCTGTGGCCTCGCTGTCGGCCGTGTCCGGCATTGTCCGAGCCGTGTCCGGCTCTTGTCCGTGTTTCTGTCCGTCTCCCTGGGTCTGATCCACCAGAGCTTCGCAAAGCCCCTCGTCGGCCAGCGTGCGAAGTGGATCCAGGTCCGCCCCCTTCAGGGCTGTGACGGTTCCGTCGCGCTCGATGAAGATCCCGCCTACCTGGTAGGCGAATCGCGGTGCTCTGGTGTAAACGGCCTTCTTGCCCGTGATCTCTGCGAGCCTGGCCGCTGCTGCTTTTCTGTCTCCGATAACTGTTGTAAAAACCTTCTTGCCCATTACTCTACCTCCTTTGTGTTTACCAAGCCCATTCCTGCCTTCTGCTGCTTTCTTTTGATAAGTTCGTCTCCGTTAGCCCACCATGTTGCATCTTCGCCCATTCCATCTATGTGGATGAGGTGAACGTCGTAAACGGCTCCTGATTGGATGACCGTACATGGCATCATGTAATATTCGTGATCTACCCAATCATGCCCCTGTAACCTGGGCTTGAATATGCGTTTGTCGCCTTCTTTTGCGGTAATGTGGTATTTGCTGCTCATGTGCGCTCCTCCATTTATGCCTCAGGGCCGCGTCTGCGGCCCCGTGTCGGTGTTTGTCAGCCGATGGCCACCAGGCCGTCTTTGTGCTGCCAGTATGCGGGTTTTGCAGCCGGCTCGCACTTGGCTGCGTCTGCCAGCCACTTCCCGACCCCTGGTGCCCAGAGAATCGGGTCTCCGGTGATCTTGTGGAAGTCGACCACCGTGGCGGTGATTCCGAAGTTTGTGACCTGCTGGCCGATTGTAAGGTTTGTCATGTGGGGCTCCTTTCTGCGGCCGTGGCCGCTGGGTGCGGGTGTGTAGTTATGCGAAGGGAAGCGGCTCGCCGCCTTCGTTATGTGCATGTTACCTCTGTGTTGCACACTAATCCACTTATTCCGGATCGTAAAACCACCAAAGATCAGCCGCCAGAACTGTGCAAATCTGACCAAGCAAAACGGCCGCTCCTGACTTACCCTATTCGGCTGATCTGGCAGGTCATGCCGTCTACGTCTACCACCTCGTACCGGTTCCCCCGCCAGTCTATCTCCCTGATCCTAACCCCGCAGTATGCGTTGCTCCGCTGCCGGTCGGAGAGCACGTTTCCGTGCTTCCCGATCCAATCCGCCAGGTTCGTCATCAGCCTTGCTTCCCGCTCCATCTTGTCTGCGTAGTTCATCTCCGCCTCCTTACTGAATGCTGAAAAGGTACCCGTGGACCTTTTCGCGCTCGCCGGTAATCCAGTCTTTGTGGATGCTGTTCAGCTCTATCAGGCCCTCGAGTCTGCAGCCGTTCTGCTGGAAGATCCAAGCGCTTTCCACTGCGCTGCTCCATCCGGAGGAGAAGGTGAAGTGCTCAAATCCGTATTTTCTAAGGATCCGCAGGACCTCGATCTCGTCGTGGATCGCAATGCTCAGGTCGATGTACTTGTTGCCGCATTCCTTCATCTGCTTGTAAAGCCGGTAGGCGAATCCGAAGTCGGAATCCTCTGTCTCCAGAATCTCTTTTTCCATCACCTGGTATTCGTTTCTGGCATTTTCCATCCCCGCCTCATCGCCTGCTTCCTTGGCTGCTTCGTAATCTCTCTCAAGC